ACAATGCACTGCAGCGCATCAAAGCAAAAATCAGGGTATTTCAGAATGATACATTGCCTTCGTGAGAAAGTATTTCAGGGCATAATTTCAAAATAGAGACAGAATATGTACAATATGCACAAAAATAGAAGCGAATTTTTGTAACATTTGTGAACACTTATGTGAGAGAGTATGATATTATAATTCTCGTAAAACCCCCAATACATTATATATAGTTTTTGCTATACCCCATAGTAAAAATACCTTCTCCTAAAAGAACAGCCGATCGACAGGCTGTTCTTTTTTTGCAGAAAAAGAAAATCCGATTTTGTGATATTCAGTCTGATAAATTTTTTATGAAAAAATCATAAATTATCTGGTTGACAAATGAAGTATGATTTGTTAGAATACCACTTGTCGATTGCGTAAGCAGTTGAAGAGTGCTGATATGGCTCAGTCGGTAGAGCGTCGCCTTGGTAAGGCGGAGGTCACGGGTTCGATTCCCGTTATCAGCTTACATGAGAAAACCCAGTATTTTCAAGATTCCTTGAATTTACTGGGTTTTCTTTTTACTTTGCTTTTGCCAAAATAGCACGAATTTGCGTTTTTAGCATACAATGTGAGGTAAAGTATTCCACAAAGTATTCCACGATAATTGCCATCACTCAATCATAATTTTATTTTCTTGGCAAAATGTTATAAATAAATTCTTATTTTTTTTTGAATCTTTTTTTTCAAATAACTCTAGCCAACATTTGTATTTTTTATTAAATACAGTTTCTGATTTTCCAAACAATTTATTTGTCATATAATCATCAATTTGCTGGTCTATAATTTCACGTTCGCTCGAAAATGATTGCTGGTAAACGGATTTCATAATACTGTCCGATTTCCAACCACCTCTGTCCTGCGCGTATTTGTCAGGAATCATGAGTAAAGCCATCACGGACGCATTAACATGCCTTAAATCATGAAAAGTCATTTTTGGTATGCCAGAACGTGCTACAAGGCGTGACCATCTTTTAGAAAGTGTCGGGACTGTCACCGGAACAAGCTGATCAGTTGGAACCTGATCTATTAATTCTCTTATGTAGGGTGGGATTCTTAATGTTCTGTGACGCAATGGCTGCTTGCCTTTATTTTTCACAACCTGTTTTCCGTTTTCGTCCGTGACGATAACATCTTTTATCGTAATATAATTTCCATCAGATGAAATTGATTTCGATTTTCTTAAACCTATAATTTCTGATGCGGTAAACGAAAGCCACATTGCGAGCAATGCCGGAAGTTCCACATTAGTCCCCTTTATCATCTGGAAAATAACATCTGGCGTGGAAATCTCATTTTGCGTGATGGTTTTTTGTGGAAGAGTGACATTAGTTTCAATATTAGGCGCATAAGTATTCAAAACAGCTTCGATAAGACCATATTCATTGCACACAGTTTTGGACGAAATCGGTGTTTTTCTTTTTTTCGTGATTCTCTTCGCCTCAATATTAACAGCCTCTTTTAAGGTTTCTTTATCAATCTGTGACAGCTTCAGATTAATAATGCTTTTAAATGCATTCCGCTGGATGATTCTGTATCCACTGATAGTGGAAGGGGATAATACAGCATCAGATGTGGAAATATATTTATCAATTGCCTCATAAAGTGTCATGTCGTCCGGTTTCTTTTGTGTTTTTTTATTTAATTTATACTCACTGATTTTGCGGTTAACTTCCGCAGCGGATGAACCGGTGATAGAAATATAAATCTTTTTCACTTTTGGCTTTCCGGTTTTTTCATCAATAATAGGTTTCCCATGTTCGTCAAAGCATGGTTCACTGTGGGAATAAACTTTTTTCCTAATGCTTCCGCTTGGAAGTTCTCCAATTCTTTTCTTTGCCATAATATCATCCTTCCTCTAAAAAAGAGTATAAAAATAACAGCCAGCAGAGAACTACTGTTCTGCTTGCAAGACTGCCCTTTAAGTGATACTATATGTATGTCAAAAATTTTTTTTCTATAGTATCTCAAAGGTATTATACAGAAACCGTCTCTGTCTCTAGCAGGGGCGGTTTTTACTATTCAGTTTTTTTAGAATTGATGTAATGCAGGATTTCGTAAAGTGCAAATAAAATCACACAAACTACTGCTCCGGTAAAAATAAGCATGATCGCAATGATTACTGTATACGTTGAGATTTCAAACAATGCAAACAGGCAGATTAAAGCCAGAACAGTAACACCGGCATTAATCAGGGCGAGATAGTAGCACGCCTGTTCAATAAACGTTTCGTTTTTATTTCCCATAATAAAAGCCTCCATAATTTTATTTTAACTGCTTTGTGCAGCTAATTTTTTAAAATCAAATACTGGACAAAGTTCTTTCGAAATGTCCCAATCGTACATGTGGTTTCTCAATTCAATCTTCTGGACATCTTTTTCGTCAAAATCGTCCCCAAGGATGTGTCTCAATTCATGAAGGAAAACCTCATGCTGCTTTTCGTATGTAAGATTTGCGTCGATAAAAATTGTATAAGAATCATCACGATTTTTATGTACGCTTCCTGGCACCCCACACGCTTTTTCTAAAAGTACTATGTTAATATGATAGCCCTTATAATACACGCCCTATTCTTCACCTTCCTCCATCTTCTGTAAATCCCTAAGTTTCTTAGCGTAAGCAATCAATCGGTCCTTATCCGTACTTCGATACACGTCGAATAATACCTTATCGTTTTCAAATATTTCTTGTGCTGTTTTGGCAGTATCATCATTCAAGTAGTATGAATCATCTGAATTCACATCTGAATCAGTACCAGTCATTAAGCAATTAACTGGAACACCGAGAAAATCCGCAATTTTAATTAATTTATCGTTCTTCGGATTGCTACGTCCACTTTTCCAGTCGGAAAAGGTTGATTTTGTTATACCAGCTCCCTTCGCGACATCAGAATCTTTATATCCTTTCGAATCCCTTATTTTGCAATATTTTTCGTACATTTTTGTATTCTCCTGAAAAAAAAATTTTAAAATCCGTACAAAAACTATTGACAAGTTCTGAAAACAGTACTACAATCTCAATATAAAGTTCGGAAATCAAAACAAGTCATTGTTTATGTTACTTTTATCTGACAAATATATTGTAACTGATTTCCGAACTAATTGCAACAAAAAAGTTCGGAAAAGGAGAAAAAATGTACGAAAAATATGTTCTTCTCAGAGATTCACGAAATTTAACAGATTACCGTGTATCTAAAGATACCGGCATAACGAAATCTACATTTACGGAATGGAAAACAGGAAGAAGTAAGCCGAAACTCGACAAGCTTAAGATTTTAGCAGATTACTTCGGCGTCAAATTAGAGGAGCTGATCTAGGAGGTGTGGAATGGAAGAGAAAGAAAGAGAACGCTGGAACCGGTACGCACGGGAAGGATATGTTTTCTCATCGGTTATGAGAGAACATAGATACACAAAAGGTATTTACCTTATTTTAGATGAGAGAATTTCTAAATTGGAAAAAACGGTTGCCACCCAGCAAAAGATAGCAACCGCATGTTGTGCAATTTCTATTTTTTCTGCAGTGATCCATTTGATAGTTCAGTTTCGAAAGTTTCTAAAACGATAGAGGATGCATTGTCAATATAAGAAAACAATTCATCTTGCAATGTTTCATTAGAAATATTGCTATAAATATCGTTTTTAATTTCATCTGACATCAATTGAATATAATGCGCGAAGTCAAGTTGATTCACATTCATAATAGCTTCTCCTTTCATTTACTCGGCTGGTCAGAGCCTGTAACTGAATGGTAGCACTTAAGAGGTAGAAAAACAATTAGGAGGTGCGAATTGTTAAATCCTGAAACAGAAAAACTGCCACACATCCAAAGAGGAAGCATGGCAGAGAAAATGCTCGAATCCATTTCGAGTGGAAAATCCACCATAAACGAAGCCAGAGCATCACTTGGCTTAGATCCGATAGAAGATGGAGACGTGTTATATCAACGTCACGAGGTAGGACACAATCTCATCTGAATTAGACGGAAGCGATTTCATAGGTTCAAGCTTCATATTTAGTGAGCGACAGACTTTCGGGGTTAATTCAAGAAGCTCATTCATTTCGACATCAATATCAAAGCATTTTTTAATAGAATGCCGCAGTTCAATTAGATTGATGGTTGAGCAATTTTCTCCGAGAAAAAGCATGTCGTATTTATCCATAAGATAACGAGGATTTTGTCTACTAAGCAAAACATCCGTTCTTATAGATAATAAAACATCAGATAATTGTTTTTCGGTCATAAGATTTCTCCCTTCATTTACTTGACTTGGTAGAGTCTGTATCTGAATGGTAGCACTTAGGCAGAAGAATGACAATCATAATTAAATTAAAAGCTCAAGGTTGAGGAGGTGTGAAAATTGTCAAAATCAAATTTGTGCGAAAATGTCCAGCAAAAGAGATTTGATTACGTTGCCGGTACACTTACTGGTGGATTCCGGCAGAAAAATCTCAATACGAAAGACATCAGTAAAAAAAGCGGAATACCTGAACGAACTGTAACGGAGCGTTTAAATCATCCAGAAAAAATCAAATTAGAGGATTTATATAAATTAGCTGATGTCGCAGGAATTCGAATTATCTTTCAACAAAAAGAAATACCAGAGTGAGGAGGGATGTGTAGATGACATTAAAAACTCAAGAAGGGAGGTTCACCATGAAGAGGATAGGAAAAATAATCATGACAATCGGTGCATTTATTTCCATAGCAGGAGCTTGTGCACTCGATTCAGATGGTTTGATCTACAGCAAAGTGCTTTTGATTATCATGATAGGTATTCTGATAGCACTCACCGGATACAGTTTAATTTGCTTGGAAGATTGCATTCCAGACATAAAAAAATCGCACCCATATATGATTTGGCGATCAGGTGCGATTTGTAAGGAATTTAAATAACTCCACTTCTCTATTATATTAACACGTTTTATATGAGAGGTAAACATTAATTTGCTGAATAATGAGGAAATCATAAAAAAACTTTATAAACAGCCGGAAGTTTTCATGAGAGCGGTATCCAAGCAGCAATATGCAAAGGCAGCATTTACAGAATATATAGCCGAATGCGTGTGCTTATTTTGTGAGGTGCCGGAAAATGTAAAAGTTGAGCTTTTCGGGGACAGGCATTGTGATCCACCGATTGACGGGCTGTTTCCAGAGCATCTAGTTATAAAGGCAAACGATCAGATGATTTTATCTCATAAGACATTGCAGGAGCTTACCTTAAAAGAAAAACGTGAAAGGGAGAAGGAGTGGGAGGAATGCCAGAAGCGGTTTCAAAAGAAAAATATTTAAAAGCGGTAAAGCTTTTAAATGATCTGACGTACACAGATTCACTCATCAGTCAGGTAGAAGAAGATTATAAAATGACATATTTAAAAGCCCAGCCGAAGGGGATAACCTATGACAAAGTCGGATCATCTGGAAACGGCATGACCAGCCAGGTAGAAGAAATCGCTGTCGAACTGGAGCATCTGAACCATCAGAAAAAGCAGCTTATTAAAAAGTACGCAAAGAAAAAAGCGAAAATTTACCATATTTTAAATAAAATGCAAACGCCGGAACACGTCAAAGTACTGCTGATGTTTTACTCCGAGAATCTTTCTGGGGATGAAGTCGCAGAACGCATGAACTACAGCCGGACATGGGTGTACAGGGTGCGCAGACGTGCCATAGAAGAGTTTGCGGAGTACATGGAGGATTACTATGTTTAACAGGGAAAATTCTTATTACGAAGGATATGAGCAGGCACGGACTAATGGTGTTCCGCTGACGGAGCTTTATGCTACTGCATATAATGCGTGGGTATCTGATTTTGATATGCCATTAGCCAAATCAAACGATCTGGAAGCCTATATGAAGTATCTGGCGGACACGATCACACTCAAAGCAATGGAAAAGGAAGGGTATGATCTCGTAAAAACTGACGTGAAAACGTATTGTTTTGTCAAAAAATGATTCATGTGTTTTCCACTGAATATATCACGACTGTAACTTTGAAAGCCAGATTATTCTCCCGGCGGTTGTTCCGGGAGAGGAAAGGAGAGTGGTTTATAAGAGTATGTCAGAGAAAATCAGAGTAAATCAAAGTAAATCAGAATCAATCAGAGTAAATCAGAACATATCAGCGCAAATCAGAACGGTGGTGTGGAATTGAGCAGACTAGGGTTTCTCATTCTCTCAATCTTAAAGCAGAATGAAGCTGTCAACAGCGTTTCTGCGATGTCCTTAAGAGAGATAGCAGAATCAGAGGATTTCGGATATAGAGAGAATACGGTATTTAAAAAAATAAAAGAGTTTGAATTGTCAGGATTCGTTTTAAAAGGCATGAAGGACGGAAGGGCAGATACATTTTTCATCACAAATGACGGTCTGGAAGCCTTAAAAGGTATCTTGACAGAGAATTAGGAGGATTAAGTAAGTGAAAAAGAAAATAGCGTTTATCGCAATCGGACAGGCAGGTGGGAACATCGGACAACTTTTCGAGGAAAGAGGATTCAGTGTTCTGTATCTGAATACGTCTGAAGAGGATTTATCAACATTGAGCGGTGCAAAATATAAGTACCATATCACCGGGGGCGAGGGCTGCAACAAAGACCGGAAGAAAGCAAAACAGCTTGTTATCGACGACTATGACCAGATAGCAGCGGAAATGGATGCGAAGCTTGACGCGGAAGTTATTTTTGTAGTTTTCGCAAGTGGCGGCGGTACTGGCTCTGGTGCTGGTCCGATGCTCTGTGATCTGCTTCTGGACGATGGCAAGACGGTCGGAGCTGTCACTGTGATCCCAGCTCTTGACGAGAGCGTAAAGTCTCATGTCAATTCCTATGAGTGTTTTGCAGAGCTTACGAAGATTGAGGGACTTTCCTCATGCTTCATTCTGGATAATGAAAATGGCAACAAGCTTGGATTAAACCGCAGTTTTGTGGATGATTTCACAGCATTTGTTGAGATCCCGGACAAAATCCAGAATGTGGAGGGCAACATCGACAAAGCGGAGATTCGGGAGACACTGAAAGCCCATGGAATGGCTGTCATTTTACATAGCACGGCAGATAGTTCCGATGTGATTAAAAAGCTTCAGGACAACATTTATGCCCCGATCGAGCCGGATCGTGTTGTGAAATATATCACGGCAGAAATGAGCAGCAATGTCAGAATGACGGATGTGGAAAAAGATCTCGGTGTTCCGGTAGACACATTTCAGACAGCCGGAGAAGAAACGGTTTTATGTGCATCCGGGTTAAGCTTTCCGCAGACCAGATTAGACCTCATTTATGAGCGGATAGATGAGAACCGTGAGACCATAAAAAAGAACCTCAAGGCAACTCACGAGCTGTCGCTGAAGGGGGACGTGGATTTTCTGAGTGAGCCGTCAAATATCACGAAAAAGGATGAGGAGAAAAAGCCGAAGTCCAGAAGGGACATCATGACAAAATACTTATAAATCATGCATGAGGTGACCGGATTATGAGCGGAAATTATATAAAACTGTATCGGTCTTTTCTGGAGTGGGAATGGTGGCATGATGCAAATACGAGCAGGGTGTTTTTATACATATTGCTGATGGCAAACTGGACAGATAAGAAGTGGAAAGGAACGACCATAAAGAGAGGATCATTCGTGTCCTCGTTCTCAAAAATCGCCCTTGCAACATCCCTAACGGTCGACCAAGTCCGTACCGCAGTGAAGCACTTGCGAGATACCAAAGTGATTACCACAGAATCGACACCGAAAAACACGGTATTTACGGTGGTTTGCTATGACAAGTACCAAGGTTTTACCGAAGCAAATCCCAAGCAGAATACCGAGCAGTTTACCGAACAAATCCCAAACAACAGCCCACCCAAATCCCAACAACATAAGAATATAAAGAATATAAAGAATAATAAATATATATATAGTGCGGCAGTGATACCGCACCTCAACGAAAAAGCAGGGACACGTTTCCGGGAAGATTCGGATTCGACAGAGCGGTTGTTGTCAGCGAGGGTAAACGAGGGATTTACGGTTGATGACATGATTAAGGTTGTTAATAAAAAATGTGAGGAGTGGATAGGTACAGAGTTTGAAAAATACTTAAGACCGAAAACGTTGTTCAACGCATCACACTTCGAAGAGTACCTTAACCAGAAAAACAATCCGGCAAAGAAAAAGCCGGAGACGAAAAATAAATTTAACAATTTTCATCAGAGAGAGCGCGACTGGGACGAATATGAAAAATGGGCTTTGAATACGAAGTCACCAGTCATACCGAGGAGAAATAATGAGCAGAGCAGCAAGATTTGATATTTTTTATCAAGGCAGACTGTACAGAAAAAATCTGACAGCAGCCGAGATCACAAAAGAGTTCGGATGTAAGTCCGCCATGGTTTACCAGGCAGCAAATACCGGACATAAGATTAATAGAGTTTTTGAAGTTAAAAAAATTTATCCGGAAAACGAAAAGAAGCTGGAAAATATCAACAAAGCTTCGATACCTGATAATTTTAACGAAGAGTGGAGAAAGTGCACGGAAGCTTTTAAAAACGTCATATGGGTACAGAGCGGAGGAAAGAGGTTAATGTTGCATCATGGAAAAGGATGAATTTATAAGATTTCTGGAAAACAAAGGAATTAACGCAAAGCTGGAAGACGGTGTTGTAATGATCCTTTACGATGGCGGCACGCTTTCCCCTAGCGAGGTTTACAGAAAGTTTAATCTGGCTAAAAAGTTTGCAGAAGAAAACGAATACAGAGGATCGCTCGGTATCAGAAAGCGCAGCGGTAAAGTCCATGTCGAAGCTGATCCGGATAAAAACGGATTTATAAAACCGGATGAAGCCCCACCATTTCTCAATCTGGAACAGCCGGAAGAAACAGCGGATTTTGAGCAGATGTCACTTTTTAAACAGTGAGTTTTTCAGAGAAAAATATATAAAAACACACCTTTTAAGAGAACGGATAAACAGTGAGTTTTTCAATTTTTCAAAAAATGCGAAAATACACCGTTTAAAATAGCTAAAAGCTAGGAAAATAAAGGCTTTTGAGAAAAGTGTCTGTAAAAGTTAAGAGGTGTTGTACAGCAACGGTACAGAAAATATAAAAATTCCTGTGAAACAGATAAGTACAGAATTTGGTGAGGTAGAAATATGATGGAGTGTATGAAAAGCATGGCTAAGAAGCCACAGACCAATGCAGACCGGATCAGAAGCATGACGGATGAGGAGCTGGCAGTCAATATGATGTGTCCGAATGAAAATGGGTTAGCAGAAATTGACTGCGACAAAAATGATAATTGTAATTGCTACGAGTGCTTATTAAAGTGGCTTCGGGCAGAAAGTGAGGGATAGCATGGAGAGATTAACGACAAATAAAAGCGTGGCTGACATGTCGATGATCGAGCTGGCACATAATAGCTGCTATGCAGATGATGAGCGCAATGCCAGATATAGAGATTATAATCTGGATGTTGATAGTAGGTGGCTTGTAAGAAATCTTGCCAAAGATATTTGCGGTGAAGATTTTAAGGACTTATCAGATGAAGAACTTGACGAATATATGGCTTCCATGCTGTCGGTAGAAATAGAAAGTACAATAGGACTTTTAGCATTGTTCTATCGCAATTTATGGGCTATGGCTGATTTGCAAGAAAAATTGAAATATTATGAGGATGCCGAGGAGCATGGATTACTTCTGCGGTTGCCAATCAGTGAAGATGCACCAGTGTATTCCATCGAGTATTGTTGCGGAAAAAACAAAAGTAATCGGTCTGGAATGTGTTTTAGAGGATTTTGCGAGAATTGTAGTGATAAGGCGTACTACATACGTGAAAGCGTAGCTAAACATTGCAGCATTTGCGAAATTAATAAATCGGTATTCTTTACTCATGAGGAAGCCGAAGCTAAGCTGAAAGAAATGGAGGAAAAGGATGTTTAATGAAATTTTCAATGTGATGAAATGCTTTCCGAAGAGTTATATTACTCAATTTGGAGAACTTATTTTATCAGACAAAGGGAATGTGTATTTTACAGCAAAAGACTGTAATACACAGGAAGATATTATCTGTAAACTTTTAGAGTGGTGTTCCAGACCACTTGCAAAGGGAGAACCTTACCGCCAAGAGAAGAGAAATAAAGAATGGAGGGAATCACTTCTTTCTGGATACAATGAATATCTCGGAACACAATTCACGCAAGAGGACATGTATTGGATTTACGATAAACTCGGAAACGCAGTCAATCACGAATTGACGTTGAAATTTATTACAAGCGGATATGATTTGAAGCTTGTATATCCGCAGAAAGGCGAAAATCATGGAGAATAGATTTTTATTCCGTGCAAAGCGGAAAGACAACGGTGAATGGGTGGAAGGCTTTCTTTTGAAACGGTGGGACGGATTATGGATTTTTAGTATTGATGAAAAAACTGCTGATCTTATAATTCCATCCACCATCTGCCAGTGTACCGGACTTAAGGATAAGAAAGGTAAGTTGATTTTCGAGAACGATATTTTGTCAGGGCATATCGACAATGAGTTTCCAGAAGATGAAACGAGAAAGCGTGTCTTGTGGTACGAAAACGGATGGTGTACGAATGAGCCGGGCTGTGATTATTACGAGTGGATGGATGATTTTGATTCAGAGAATTTTGAAGTGATCGGGAACATGATTGACAACCCGGAGCTGTTGGAGGTGTAGATATGACGGAGAATGAAGCAAAAAGTTTTATGCTGATTGAAAAAGAATGCATAAATCGTGATTGCAATAGAGACTGCGCAAAATGCGATATTGTGCAGGCGGTAGACAATCTGAATAATGCGTATGATACGGCAATCAAGGCGCTTGAAGAGGTGCAGCAGTATCGCGCAATCGGAACACCGGAAGAATGCAGGGCGGCGATGGAGAAGCAGACGGAAACATTAACAGTTGACAAAGCAAAAACAATAGTTGCAAAAGCAATCTGTATCGGATGTGGGTATCTGGCAGACTGTAAATGTGACTACAAAGGCGGTAATTGTATGGTCAGTAAGCCAATGCTAGAAAGTGTATTAAAATCGTTTGATGATTGGAACAGGAGGGCGAACGATGGGAAGATTAATTGATGCTGGGCTGTTTTTGGACAACCTAATCGGAAGGCTTGAAAGCATGAAAGATTATGATGCAGTAAAAGATGTGATTAACAATATGCCGACCGCCTATGACCCGGACAAGGTCGTGGAACAGTTGGAAAAGAAAATCCAGACACACAAGCGTGTTATTGAGTATGAAAAGAAAAATGGAACTATAACAGAAGAATTTCAGCAAAGGAAAGCAGTTGAAGTTTTAGAAGGTGCAATCGAGATCGTGAAAGGCGGTGGAGTAGATGTCTAAAGCAGTATTGGTAATGGATATGCCGGAATGCTGTGCTGATTGTCCTTGTAGCTTTTTCGAAAGAGATAATCCAATATTAAATTTAATATGTGGTGTGACACAAGAAGATGCATATAACGTTGGAAAGCCAGATTGGTGTCCGCTCCGGGAATTGCCGGAGAAAAGAGAAATTAATCATAACAAAAATCACTACATAAGTAACTTTTGGACAGATGCAAAGAGCGTGGGTTGGAATGCCTGCTTAAATGAAATTTTAAAGTAAATCGAAAGGAGTGAGAGGTTTGCTGGCCAGCGTGAAAGAGCTCTTTACTCCGAGAAAAAAATGGAATCAGTAAAAGAACGTATGGAGCGAATCGGAGCATACGAGAAAATAGCATCTTTTATGCAGAAAGAGAAGCAGCCATATGAATTTAAAAGAAAATATGCACAGATCAGAGCTGAGGAATTTGCAAATGAATGCGATGGGCGATTGCTCAATTATCACGTTTCAGTCGGTGGCCTTGACAGTATAGTACTATATCTTTTTTTACATGAAGTATGCGGAATTGACGCACCAGGAGTAAGTGCATCAACGCTGGAAGATAAGAGCATACAGAGAGTGCATAAAGCTCTTGGTATAATCAATGTTCCGCCGCTTAAAAGAGAAGACGGCACATATTGGACAAAAGCAAGAGTTATACAGGAATTTGGATTCCCGGTCATTTCCAAGGAGATTGCTGGAAAGATAGAACTGCTCCAGAATCCTACGGAGAAGAACAAAACTGTTCGACATGCGATCATAACCGGAGAGACCGGAGAATACGGCGGGTGGCAGAAAAACTCAAAAATGCAGTTGAAGCAGAAGTGGCTTGAACTGTTCGGAGGATATGAAAACGAAAATGAGGGATGTGACTTCCGGAAGCCGGACTTTCTGGTATCGTCCAAGTGCTGCTATTACCTTAAAGAGAAAAATTGTGACAACTGGGGAAAGGAACACAACAGTGTGCCATATTTGGGATTAATGGCATCCGAGGGCGGCAGGCGTGCCAAGAGCTTGCGGATGAACGGATGTAATTATTTCGGAGCATCCACGATCAGATCAGCACCATTCGCAATCTTCCATAGGCAGGACATTTTAAAACTCGCACTGGAAATGGACGAACTGTGGAAAGCCGGACTGAGAGAAAAATATCATGAGAAACTTTTGAGAGATGGAAAATTATCTGAAAGTTTTGAAATGCCAGACAGCATTATACCGGAGATCTACGGAGCGATTGAAAAAAAGCCAGATGGTACATTGTACACGACAAAGGCGCAGCGCACCGGATGCAGTATGTGTGGATTTGGGATTCACATGGAAAAGAGACCACATCGGTTTGATCTGTTGTATGAGAGCAATCCGAAAGAGTGGGATTATCTGATGTTCCATATGTGCAAGGATAAGGATGGGAACGACTATGGATGGGCGAAGGTTCTGGACTACATTGGAGTTGGATGGGACCCGACAACCATCGGTGGAAATTGTAAGGGACAGATAAGTTTACCTTTATAGGAAATGCACTAAAAAAGCACCTGTCCTGTTCGGTTAACAATTTTTTGGGGCTGGATTATGATTTATTTTTCTTTATTGTTTTTAATGGTTTCTATCAGTTGAGCCGTTATGACTATTAATGTTAGAAGCTGCAAAACATCTGAAATATTCAACATAATCACCTGCCTTATCATAAATTTAAGCCTACTAAGGTATGGTGCTGTAAATATATTGTAGCTTTTATTTAAAAATTGTCAATAACAAGAATTATTACAGAAAGGAGCCGAACCAGCGCGCATAAAGGGTACCCGGTTCCTGCAAAAAAATGATTAATGGAGAATTAATAGTAGATAACTTTGCCGGTGGTGGCGGTGCATCCACCGGGATAGAATTGGCAACCGGATACAGTGTTGACATTGCCATCAACCATGATCCAGAAGCTATTAAAATGCACAAGGCAAACCATCCAAATACAAAGCATTATTGTGAAAATGTGTGGGCGGTTGATCCTGTCAAGGCTTGTAAAGGACATCCTGTCGGACTTGCCTGGTTCTCCCCAGATTGTAAGCATTTTAGCAAGGCAAAGGGTGGAAAACCAAAAGATAAAAATATCAGAGGCCTTGCATGGGTAGCCTTAAGATGGGCGGGGCTGGTGCGACCGAGAGTTATCATGCTGGAAAATGTAGAAGAATTTCAGCAATGGGGTCCGCTAAACCGGCGACACCATCCAATTAAGAAGAAAAAAGGGCAGACATATCGAAAGTTCATAAAACAATTGTGGGAATTGGGATATACGGTTCAGACAAAAGAATTGATTGCTGCGGATTATGGTGCACCTACAATGCGGAAAAGATTTTTCTTGATTGCCAGGTGCGATGGTGGATCTATTATCTGGCCAGAGTCAACGCATGGACCAGTGGACAGTGAAGCTGTTAAGACAGGACTGCTGAAACCATACGTAGGAGCATATACGCAGTTGGATTTTTCCTTGCCTTGTCCAAGTATCTTTGATACTTCAGAAGAAATAAAAGAAAAATACGGAATCCGGGCAGTGAGACCACTGGCACAAAAGACGATGGACAGAATAGCCAGAGGATTGAAAAAGTTCGTCTTAGACAATCCAGAGCCTTTTATCATTCAGTGCAATCATGGTGGTGAGCGTAGACCGAATGACATTAGAGAGCCAATGCCGACGATTACTGGAAAGCATGGGTATGGGATTGTAGAGCCGTATATGGTGCAGATTGGGCAGACTGGTTTTACAGCAGACAGAAGTAAGGATGTAAGAGAACCACTTACAACGATTGTAAGTAAAAACGAGCATTGTCTTATCAGTCCTACATTGATTCAGTACCATTCTGAAACTTCAAAAGATGGAGTAAGAGGACAGACTATAGAAGATCCGATCATGACAGTTGACAGCTCAAATAGATATGGACTGGTCACATCATTCCTGCATAAGTACTATGACGGAGGATATAAAGGTGCTGGGGAAACAGTAGAAAATCCGCTTCCGACAGTGACCGCATGGGATCATAACAGCATTGTTACTGCGAATCTGATCCAGATGAACAACCACTGTGACGGAAAAGATATCAGACAGCCATTACCAACGATCACAGCCGGTGACGGACACTTTGGAGAGGTCAGAGCATTTCTGATTAAATACTATGGACAGGGAACAGGGCAGGATATCAAAGATCCACTTGATACAGTCACAGCACATGATCGCTTCGGATTAGTGACTATCAACGGCACTGATTATCAGATCGTGGATATCGGATTGCGGATGCTGGAACCGAAAGAATTGTACGGATGCCAGGGATTCCCGGATGATTACATAATCGACCATGATTATACCGGAAAGACCTACCCGCGGAGCGAACAGGTACGAAGATGCGGCAATGCAGTGTGTCCGCCGATTCCTGCGGCATTGGTAAAAGCAAATTTACCGGAATTGTGCGTTGCTGAACGGATGCCGAATATGCAGATCGAAGCAGATCAGACCGGTCAACTTAGATTTGCTTAACACGAAGTTGAGTTAAAAAGGAGAAAAAACATGGAAAAATTCTATATTGTTACAAATGCAGATTTTTTAAACGAAATTAAAGATTACAACGTCCACGATGAAGAAAGACGAAAATTGATAAATGAATTTTTTGACGAAAAAGGAATTGCAGGACACGCATATCATATCGGCGGAAATGGATTTTGCAATAGACCATTCGAAGATTTCGAAAAACACAGTATTCGTCTTTACGTTGAGGAGTGTGAAGAAAATAATGCAAAGTTCGGTAAGGAATTATTAAAACCTGTCAATATATTCTGTGATTCCGATGTGATGATGCGTAGTTTCAGAGCAAATAGTAAGACATTAAAAGAGTTTCAAGAATTATGCATTGAGAGAAAAATCATAATTAATAATCATCCAGTTAGAGAAGGAGATTATTTTAAGGAATTGCGTTACGGCGGTTATTCAGTTACCAGATTTGAACATGACGGAAAATGCTATCTGAATGTTAAAACTAACAAGAATGGAATAACGCCAGAGAGTGATGGGTTTGCAGAAATTAAGGGAAGCGAGTATTACAAAGCACTTGAAGAATTTGAAAGTGGGAATTAAAAGGTCAGTTAAATTAGAATTTAAGGAGAAAAAGCAAATGAGCAATATTACAGAAGTTTGGGAAAATGAACGTCTTGCTTATCAGCAGCGATATGTTATGTGGCTTAAAAGATGGGAAAACTATCATAATGAAGATGACAGAGGTCACGCAAACGAATGCAGTTATGTTTTAATCAATATCTTTGGTCTAACTGATGGTCAGATTAAGGAGCTGGAACACAATTACAGTGGTCTTACCAATGATGATTTAAACTGAACTTTAACGGATGAAAGAAGGTGTGACGAAATGAAGATTATTATAGGAATCATAATATATGCGTTTATCGGATGCGTATTTGCCGGATTCTTAGAAGATGATTCTGTAGATGAGATGGATACGTTGGCACAGGTAGCATTCTGGCCGATAATATTACTTATTATCATTGCTTGGATACTTTCCATGATTCCGCTAACAATTGGACGAGTATTAAGAGGCATTTTTGAAGTTTTGGGCAGAGAACTTTAATAAATGAAAGGAATATATACAAATGGTTATAAAAAGATGTGATAGATGTGGAAAAAATTATGAAAAAAAATTCGATTTATGAATTGCATCCAAGAATCGGAGTAAAAGAAACAACTTTAGGAATTGGAATAGTAACAGATTCGGGAGGTTGTAAAAAAATATATGATTTATGCGATGATTGCTTGAAGGATTTTAGAAAGTGGATGGAAAAATCGGAGGAATGATGCACACAACAGAACATGGTGTAAAAGTTCGAAAAAAGATAAAAAAAGCAATTATCTGGTACATAGAACAGCATGGGTATGCGCCTACCGTTCGGGAAATCGGTGAAATGGTGGGATTAAGTAGCACATCCAGCGTTCACAACCATCTGATGAGGATGATTGACAATGGAGAGCTGGAGACAGATGACAAAGTTGGAAGCCCAAGAGCTATCAGAGTACCAGGATATAAATTTATGAAAAACTGAATATTGAAATTTTTGCCGGCTGAAACACGCCGGTAAAAAAATACATATTAAAGAACATATGTTCCGACCATATGTACGTAACTACTAATTAAAAAAGAGCCTGTGCTGGTAACACAAGCCCTTTAGAAAGTGTTATACACTTCCCTCGACAAGAAGAGTATAGCATTTTCTACCCAGATCGTAAAGGGGGATTTGCTATGACAAAAGCAGAATTAATTAACGATGTAGTTTATGAGATGGCAGGATATCTGACACCAGAAGGAATTGACCGCCTTAAGACTGTTATCACTTTTAAATTGGTCAATATTAATCTGACCGCAACAGAGACATTGCCGTCTACAAACGTGTACGACAATGAATGGATCATGGAGCGATATATAATCGACCTCACCGCTACAGGAAGAAAGCGGAGTACGATTAAGTTGTACATCACGATTATAAAAAAATTCTTTTTAGAAACCGGCTTAAATTATCACACCTGTACCGGGCAGGATGTAATGGATTATATCGCTACCAGATTACATAAAGATAAGATTTCAAAATCCTATGCTTCTACGATTCAAAAATATATGAGCAGTTTCTTTGCGTGGGCGTACAGAAAGAAGCATATTGAGGATGATGTATCCAGAGATATAGATAAAATCAGACAGCCACAGAAGAGAAAAGAGCGGTTGTCAGATGAAGAGATTGCCAGAGCATCATTATCCATCGGTCATGATCTGCGCCTCAATGCTCTATTCGAATTAATGCTTTCCGCTGGTCCTCGTGTCGGGGAAATCGTCAACCTTAACATTGACAACCTTGATTTTGCACATAAGGAAATCCACATCTGGGGAGAAAAGACAAGCCAATGGCGCACCTGCTTTATGACAGAGAGATGCAAACAGGCATTAAAACAGTACATCGGAGATCGCACGGAAGGCGCAGTGTTTATCGGCTTACGTGGCAGAGGACGGATGTGTAATAAGTCAATTGAGGACATGGTCAAAGAGATTGCGCTTTTTGGCGGTTGTAAATTTAATGCGACAGTGCATTCGTTTCGTAAGACGTTCGCTTCGAGAGAATACCGTAGGACTAAGGACGTGCTTTTCGTTTCAAAACGTCTCGGACACAGCAGTACGGATGTGACTATTAAGTATTACATTTGCGATGATGTTGAGTTGGATAGGATGCAAGCAAATTTAGCAGCATAAAAGAAAAAAACACTTGACTCATGAGGTCCGAGTTGCATCTTGGAGAGTTCATTCCGGAAATCAACCAGTAAAAACAGTGTACAAAACTTTACAGTAAAATGTGTTATATAATAAATACAGAGCATGAGCAGATCGAAAAGGTCTGCTCTTTTTATTTACAGGAAGGAGGATTTTAATTGAATACGGTCGAACCAATCAGAGACATCAACACAGTCTGGGACATAGCAGACTACCTGGGGGAAAAAAGCGAACGGAATAAGATCATGTTTCTGTTCGGAATTTATGTAGGCATCAGAGTATCTGACATTTTGAGCTTAAAGGTAAGAGATGTGAGAGATATGAACTATGTCAGCATCCGGGAGATGAAAACCGGAAAAGAGAAACGCTTTCCGATTAATGAGGAATTAAGGCCTTTACTTAATAGGTACATAAAAGGAAAAGCAGATTATGAACCGCTGTTTCCATCGAGACAGCAAAACAAAGCGTTATCCAGATGTCAGGCGTACAATATATTATCAACTGCCGGGGAGAAGTTTGGGTTACAGCATATCGGAACGCATACCATGAGGAAGACGTTCGGATATCATTTTTACCAGCAGACGCATGATATCGTGACATTACAGAAGATATTTAATCATGATAACACACACATAACTATGCGATATATAGGACTGGAGCAGGACGCTATCAGCGAATCAATCATGAAGCTATCGTTTAAAAAGAGACGATAGTTATTTTTTTATCAGTAAAGTTAAACATAAAACTTTTAATGTATAACTGATTGGATATGATATGAGTTTCTTCTATTAAAAAAGAAAAATAGAGCGAGTTATACAGAATGTAAAGATATGATAAAGTGAGCGAGGTGAGCAGATGAATAAAGAAAAGTATTCTGATCCAACAGCAGAACAGGCGATTGCTAATGTGATGCGAAAGGAAAAGAAAAGGAATCATTGCGACTGGGAAAAGTTCAGGGCAGATAAGACGAACATGGAGCGGAAGATGGAGAAGTTTATAAGAAAATAAAAGAGTGTACAAAAGTTTACAGTGATGTGTGTTATAAAGATAGTGTGAAGCGTGGCTGATGAAGCTGCGCTTTTTCATTTACTTAATTTTCCCAATACATTCCAGACATTCAATGAGCGTTGGATGTCTGGAAAAAGAAAGTGTGGTGAAATGGCGAAGGAATGGCGAAGGAATGGGCAAAACCATTTTATAACAGTACGGCATGGAAAGAAGCCCGTGCCACCTACATTAAGTTACGAATAACAATTGATGGAGGATTGTGTGAGACTTGCGGAAAGAAACATGGTTACATTGTTCATCATAAGATTCCGTTGACAGAAGAAAATATTTGCGATCCTGAAATCACATTAAACTTTGAAAACTTTAAATATGATTGCAAAGAATGTCATGATAACGAGGATGAGAATCATGGAGTGAATCGAAAGAAAGAATGTTATTGTGAATTTATAAATGGGATTCCAATTCCAAAAGGGAAACGCGACGATGAAAGAACCCCCCTTTAAAAAAATGCATTTTTTTTATTTTCAAGACCGAGACAGAAGGTCGGGATAACACACAGGTCGCACACATGACCCCCTCCCCCCAAGGAGATTTTTATGGCAGAAAAGAAAATTAAAACGAAAGAAGAAAGGATTAAGTCGGAAAAGAGTAGACTTAATAAAATTTACAAAGACATTGAAGAAAAAAGAAAGAATACAGTTCAGGGATTGATTGAGCGCGCAGCTTATATGAGAGTAAGTATCGAGGATATGGAAAAAGACCTTGATGAAAATGGTTTCACTGAATGGTTTCAGCAGGGAGAAAACCAAAAACCGTATCAGAGAAAGAGACCTATTGCAGATATGTACAACCAAATGAACAATTCTTACCAAAAATGCATAAATCAGTTGACAAATCTTTTGCCTAAAGATGATGCGAAGCCTGTTATAAAATCTGATGGCTTTGATGACTTTGTTGATAGTAGAGAGGATGTTTGATGTTCAGATATCCTCTTTCTTATAATCCAATCCTAGAATACTGGGAAGAGATTGAAAGTGGCAGAGAAGTTGTCGATATAAAGATAAAAAAATGGTATGAATATCTGGTTGATATGATCAGAACCCCTGGAGAGTATTTTTACAGTGTAAAACGTGCAAATCACATATTGGAATTTGCAGAAAATTATTGCCGACTTTCAAAAGGAGCTGGAGCAGGAAAAATTGTTAAGCTTGAGCTTTGGGAAAAAGCTCATTTGGCAGCAATATTCGGATTCATAGATATTGACGGAAACCGTTTGTGTCGTGAATCCATTTTAATTGTCGGAAAGAAAAATGGTAAATCTCTATTAGCCTCTATTGTCGGCCTATATATGCTAGTTGGAGATGGAGAGCCTGGACCAGAAGTGTATGCTGTTGCTACAAAAAAAGATCAGGCAAAAATTATTTGGTTTGAATCAAAACGTATGGTGAAAAAATCACCATCATTGTTAAAACGAGTTAAGCCTCTAGTAGCTGAATTAACAAGTGAGGATTTTAATAATGGCACTTTTAAGCCACTTGGAAGTGATAGTGATACATTGGATGGCTTGAATGTACATTGTGTTTTGATGGATGAGATTCACCAGTGGAAGAATGGTAAAGCCTTGTATGATATCATGGCAGATGGAACGTCTGCCAGATCACAACCGTTAGTTTATATTACATCTACAGCCGGAACAATCCGACAGGATATTTATGATGCAAAATATGATGAAGCAACAAATGTTATAAATGGACTTTTTGAAGATAAAGGATATAAGGATATCCATTTGTTTCCATTCATTTACGAATTGGATTCCAGAAAAGAGTGGCAGAACGAAGAGTGTTGGAAAAAAGCTAATCCCGGTCTTGGAACTATTAAAAAATTGAATTCTTTGAAAGCAAAGGTGGAAAAAGCAAAATTGAATCCAGCTTTAGTAAAAAATTTGCTTACAAAAGAATTTAACATCAGAGAAACCACAGTTGAAGCATGGCTCACATTTGAGCAGATAAAAAATACAAAGCATTTTGATTTAAAAAAACTTAAACCGCGTTATGGAATAGGCGGAGCAGATTTGTCTAGTACAACAGATTTGACTTGTGCAACTATTCTTTTTATGGTTCCAAATGATGAAAATATTTATGTTTTACAAATGTATTTCTTACCAGAAGATTTGCTTGAGGAAAGAGTTAGGGAAGATAAAATCCCATATGATCTCTGGAGGGATATGGGCTATTTGAGAACCTGTCAGGGAAATAAAGTTCATTATAAAGATGTCGTTCAATGGTTTGATGAAGTGGAGAAAAACCTTGACATTTATATTTACAAGGTTGGATACGATTCATGGTCAGCAGATTATTTTGTGCAGGATATGAAGGGAAGATTTGGAGCAGAGACGATGGAACCTGTAATTCAGGGAAAGAAAACTTTGTCAAGTCCAATGAAATCATTGGGAGCGGATTTAACAAAAAAGAGAATTATTTACAATGAAAATCCGATTCTTGAATGGTGTTTATATAACACGTCTGTTGATGTTGATAAAAATGATAATATTCAACCGGCAAAATCAAATGTCAAGACAAGAAGAATTGACGGAATGGCATCATTGTTGGACGCATACGTAGCATTGGAAAATAATCTGGAAGATTATCTTTCTATTATTTAAGTGAGGAATTTACATGAAATTTAACTTGTTTAAGAAGAAAAACGCATCAATTTCAGATCGTTTTGCAATGGTGACGCAGGAAGGAAACGGATTTTATTCTTACAATGGCAAACTTTATTATTCAGATATCGTAAGAACATGTATTAAGCCGCGGACAAAAGAAATCGGAAAAGCTACTGCAAAACATATAAGAGAGAAAACGATCACTGATGAAAATGGAAATAAAAAAACACAGTATGACGTGAATCCAGAACCTTATATGAGATTCTTATTAGAAGAGCCGAACCCACTTATGACAGGTCAAATGATGCAGGAAAAGGTAGCAAATCAATTATCTTTAAATAGTAATGCATTTATTTTGATTGTCAGAGATTTAAATGGAATACCCATTGAATTATACCCGATTCCATGTGTAAGTGTACGTTCAGAATTCGAAAATGGTCAATTATTTTTAAGATTTTTCTATAAAAATGGCAAAAATGGACGTTTTCCATATACAGAAATCATCCATTTAAGAGATGATTTTTTAAATGATGATGTATTTGGAGACAACCCGGGAAAAGCACTCACGGAATTAATGGAGTGTGTGACAACTATCGATCAGGGAATCATAAAAGCAATAAAAAATAGCAATCTGATCACGTGGCTGTTGAAGTTTAAAAATTCAATGAGACCAGAAGATTTGAAACAAAATATAAAAGATTTTGTAGCAAATTATCTATCTATAGATTCAGAAACATTTGGGGCAGCAGGAGTGGACGCAAAGGCAGATATCGAGAGGGTAGAATATAAAGATTTTGTTCCAAACGCCTCAATTTCTCGTGATATTGTGGAAAGAATTTATAATTTTTTCCAAACAAATAAAAAGATTGCTTCTGGAACATATTCGGAAGATGAGTTTGTATCTTTTTATAATATATCTGTTGCACCAATTTTACAACAGATGAGTGGAGAGTATACGAGAAAATTATTTTCAAGAAGAGAGCGTTCAGCAGGAAATAAAATTGATTTTGATTCTGCTAATTTTGAGTTTGCAAGCATGAATACAAAGCTTGCATTAACGGCTTATCTTGATAGGGGAACGCTAGTGCCAAACGAAGTGAGAAAAATTTTAAGGCTTCCACCGATTGATGGAGGAGATGAACCATTGCTTCGTAAAGATACAGGCAAGTTAGTTGAGAAAGGAGGAAACGATAATGGTACAGATACCGATTAAAGGAGTTGTTATTCCAGACGAAGATAAATGGATTTATGATTTGCTTGAATTGGATGCAGTATGTCCTAGAGATGTACAGAGTGCTATTAGAGATGCAAAAGGAGAGGAAATCACATTTGTTGTAAATTCTCCGGGTGGAGAGATTTCTTCTGGCGGTGAAATGTGGTACATGATAAATTCATGTAGTCAGCATACAACTGCGGATATAGTTGGTTATGCATGTTCGGCAGCATCTTATTTGGTCATGGGAGCAGATTCTGTAAGAATGGCACCGCAGGCACTTATGATGATTCATTTGGTAAGCAGCGGTGCACAGGGAAACCATTACGATCTGGAACATGAAGCAGAAACGCTTCGGGTAGCTGATAAAGCTATCAGTAATGTTTACAGAGCAAAAACAGGGCGTAGTAACGAAGAATTTTTACAGCTCATGGAAAATGAAACATGGATGGATTGCGACAAGGCATTAGAGCTTGGCTTGATTGATGAAATTATTGGAAACGATACACAAAAGTCAGTAGGCAATGTAAAAGCAGGAACTTTATATAATGCTTTTGGTGGAATGCTCAGTGAAGAAGTTAAAGAAAAAATTAGAAACATGGTAAAGAATCCTGGTCTTACTGATCAGGATATTTTATTACAAAGAAACAAATTAAATTTATTAAAAATCGGAGGTATTAGAAATGAAATTTAAGAACATGCAGGATTATTTGAACCAGAGGAATGCGCTCATTCAGGATGCAGAAAATCTCATTAATGAGGGAAAAGATGCGATAGAGGTTATGGATAATATTAAGAAATTGGATAATGCGTATGAAGATTTTAGAACAAAAAATGCAAATCTGAATGCACTTAAAAATAACCCTGTTGTTGATCCGGCGGCACCGGTAACAGCTGGCAGTGTAAACACATCTGGAAATACAGAAGAAATTAAGGATTTATCTTCAGATGAATATAAAAGGGCATGGATTCATGTCATGAAAGGAAATAAGCTGACTACACAGGAACAGTCAATTTTTGATTCTGTAAATATGGCTAATCCGATGAAAAATACTGAGACTGTATCAGAGCATTCTGTCCTTATTCCTACAACTGTGCAGCATGGAATTTGGGAACAGGCTGCAAAAGAGCATCCAGTGTTAAAAGATTTGTTGCCAACACACGTGCAGGGAGATATTGAAATTATTATCGACACATCTTCCGAAAGTGATGCTGATTGGATTGACGAAGGGGATAAGCCAGCTGATGCAGAGTTTTCAGAAGGTAAAATTGTTTTACAGGGATGCGAACTTGCAAAATCTGTGACGATTAGCTGGAAACTGAAAAAAATGAACGATCAGGATTATGAAGCTTATTTAATTAAAAAGCTCGGTGAGAAAGTTGGTAATGCAATTGCAAAGTCAATCTTTCATGGAAAAGGAAAGCCTACTGCAAGTGAACATAAGGCACAGGCAAAAGGTTTCATTACAGCATTAGAAAAAGAAAACAGTACACCAAACATTATTAAATACAAAGAGACAGCAGGTGTTTCTTATAAAAACATCACATCATTAATGTCATTGATTCCAGGTGCATATTTGTCAGGTGCAAGTATTTATACAAAAGGCACAACGCTTTGGAATCAGTTGGCAAATATTCTCGATGCGAACAAACGCCCTATCTTTATCCCAGATGTGACTGAAAATAGTGTAGGAAAAATTTTCGGCATCCCTGTAAAGGTAGAAGATGGTGTAGAAGATGGAGAAGTTGCTCTTGCAAACCTTAACAAAGGATATGCATTTAACTTCAATGAAGAGATGACCATTTACACAGAGGATCATGTGAAAGATCGTACTACAGATTATATGGCTTACGGAATCGCAGATGGTGATGTCATTACCACAGAAGCATTTGCAGTCATGCAGAAAGAAGCTGAATAAGTGCGCTGCTATATAATTAAGAAGAATCAATTCGCACAGCAGTGAAAATCTGCTGTGTGTGAGGTAAAGAAATGGCAGATATTAATAATATAATTAAAAATTCAATGCGAATCTCACATGACAAATTAGATGATGAAATTATCAGAAAAATCTATTCTTGCAAAGAAGATCTTAAAAGTTATGGTGTAAATTCTGAAAAAGAATCAGAGCTAATAACAACAGCATGTGAATTCTACTGTAAATGGCATTTTAATTATATGGGTATCGGAAGTGAATTCAAAAAATATTATGAAGATTTAAGAGATCATCTTAGTTTATCTACAGAGTACAGAATAAAAAAGGAGAGCAATAATGCTGGAGAGGAATGAGATAGCACTTCTTATAACTCAAAAAATGGAAAGAAACAGAGACGGCTTCCCAGACCCTGTTATTTTGTCTCAAAAAGAAATTTTTGTAGCAGAATTATCAGCTAAACGGTCAGAATTTTATGCTGCATTAGCAAATGGTCATAAGGTCACAAATGTTTTGTCTGTAGACTTGGATGATTATAAGAGTGGAATTATCAATGATGATGGGAAAAAAAGATTTCCGAATATCGTCATTTATGATGACATTAAGTATTCTATCTTAAGAACTTATAAAACTGATTCGCAGACTATTGAACTCACATTGACGGAGGTTGAATAGATGGCAGAGGGAATCTTTGATTTTCCAGTGGATTTTTTAAAAGACTTCATTGAATCTGATCCGGCTGACATATGTAAGGAAGCTCTAAAAGAAGCAGGACCAATATATGCAGATTATATGAAGAAGTCCATGAAAAAAGTAATAGAGCATGAAGGCGATTCTGATATGGTTGAATCTGTTAAACCATCCAAAATACTTAAGAATCGTAATCGGGACGGATGGACAGATGGATATTATGTCAATATTCAGCCAACAGGAGAATCAAAACAAAAATATTATTATGGAACAGATAAAAAAGGCGGTCATTATCCAAGAAAGTATCCTGTATCAAATGCTTTGAAAGCTATTTGGAAAGAGTACGGGATTCCTGGACGTCAAAAAGCAACACCATTTATTGTGGATGCCAAAATACATGCTGAAAAAGCTGTTATGGATAAATTGCAGGAAGTTTATAACAGAAAGATAGGTGCAGATGATTAATATTTTTGAAAAACTCTTACCAATTGAAATATCTACAGGAATTAAGATTTATGAAGATTCTTGTGATGATATGGAAGAAAAATATATTGTTTTCACAATTGAGGGTGAACAACCTATTCAGAATGGTGATGATAAGGTCTTAGCAGATACTATTTATGTCACATTACAATTAATAGTTCCGAAAAGATTTGATTATGTGGAAACAAAATATAAAATTCGTGATCTTTTAGAGGACAATGAGTTTTCTGTCACGGATATTCATTCTTATGCAAATAATGAAATAAACGGAACAGATAAAATCAGGAGAATTATTTTTGAAACCAATATTACAGTAAATCATTAATTAGGAGGAAAAAACAATGGCATATTTTGGACTTTCAAATCCTTATATTGCAAAATACCTTTCTGACGGTAATTATACCGAAGGGTTTAAGTGTGGAAATGCAGTGAGTACATCAGTAACTCCTGCTTACAACGAAGGCTCTGTTTTTGGGGATAATAAACAGACAGAGTATTTAAAAGAATTTAAGAATGCAGCAGTTGAGGTAGGTGTGACATCACTTCCGTTAATTGCAAAATCAGTCCTTTTTGGTCATGAAATCAACGGAAATGAAGAAATTTCGAACACAGAAGACGCTGCTAATTATGTTGGATACGGATTTATCTCGAATGAAATGATCGAGGGTAAAAGACAGTATGGGGCATGTGTTTTGTTAAAAGTATTATTTGCCGAAGGTGCAGATTCTTATGCTACAAAAGGCGATAGTATCACGTTCTCAACACCAACTATTTCAGGGACTGCAATTGCAATTGACGATGGAAAGTGGAGAAAGAAAAAATTTTTTGATACAAAAAAAGAAGCTGAGGCTTATATCGAAGCAATCCTTAACATCACACCGAAATGCGAGACACCGGTATTCAGCGTTGACGGTGGTACATATGCCGAAGCGCAGAGCGTAGAGATTTCATGTGCGACTTCCGGAGCAAAGATCTATTACACGACTGACGGACTTACACCGACAGAAAGCTCTACAGAGTACACCGGAACACCGGTATCTGTTTCGGCAAGCAAATTGCTTAGAGCGATCGCTATCAAAGCCGGTAGTGCAAATTCTGACATTGCGTCAGCGGAATACACGATTTCCGGCTAAAAGAGAATAAGAAGATAAGAGGGATGGTTTTTCCATCCCCCTTTTTTCAAATGGGAGAAAAAATCATGGATAAATTAACATATATAGAAGTTGGGAAAGAAAAATATCCGATAAAATGCGATAATCTTGTGTTGCAGCAGATTCAGGAGGAGTTCGGAAGCGTGAGGCTTTTTGAAATGGCCTTGATTGGTCTTGCAGCGGAAAAAAATCCAGATGGTACGGATAAGAGGGATGATAAAGGACAGATTATTTTAAAACACGTTGAGCCGTCCATTAAGGCGATTAATTTCGGACTTCCTCTTATGGTAAACGAAGGCCTTGAAATTGAAGCGGAGCAGAAAAATACAGATTTTAAGTATCTGGAAGATAAAGAAATAATCAGATCCATCCAGCTTTCGTATTTGAAGCTTTCAGAAATTATGCACAAAGAGCTTGCAAGGTGCTTTGAAACAAAAAAATAAAAACCCAAGTGGAGAGCGATAGTGACAGCGAAGCTGATACGATCATCAACTTTACTTGGGTTTTATTAATTGGAATGCGGTTCGGTTTCACGAAAAAGGAAGTTGAACATATGTACTATGGAAAATGGCAGGATTTTTTTGAAATTTATAAAACAGTGCATGATTTTGAAATGAGCCAGAGGTATGTGCCTCTGAAAGAAGAAGAAACAGAATCAACAGGATCTCTTATGGATTTATAAGGGGGATTTATGGCGTCAAAAGGAACAATTGGCGGTCGTATCGTTCTCGAAGGGGAATCCGAATACAGAGCTGCCTTAAGAAATATAACACAGGAACAGAAAGAACTCCGTTCTGAAATGAAGTTGTGCAGCAGTGAATTTAAGGAAAGCCAGAATTCACTTGAAGCATTAACAAAAAAACATGAAGTTCTGGAAAAACAGATTGATGCGCAGAAAAAGAAGGTAGAACTCTATGCGAATCAATTACAGAAAGCAAAAGATACAGAAGCAGATTATGCTAAAAAGGTTGAGGAGCTTAAAGAAAAGCTTGCTTCTGCTGAAAATGAATTCAAAGACATGAAGGATTCGACAGAGGTTTCCTCGGAAGCTCTGGAAAATCAGAAAAAAGTCATTGATGAATTAAAAGAAAAGCTTACTGTTGCAGAACAGGGATATGAGAAATCTGGACAGGTTATCAGTCAGTTTCAAGTCAATTTAAACAATGCAAATGCTGACTTGAATGCAATGTCTACTGAATTGCAGAATACAGATAAGTACATGAAGGAAGCGGAACAATCCGCAGATTCATGTGCAACGTCTATTGATGAATTTGGACACAGAACGAAAGAGGCTGGTGAACAATCCAGAAAATTCGGCGAAAAATCCGAAAATGCAATCAATAATCTTTCCGATGCACTTGTGGCGACAGGAATTGTTCAGGGCGTTGAAAAAGTCAAAGATGCATTAATGGAATGTGTAGCGTCTTCTCAACAATTTGAAACAGCAACCGCAAAGTTATCAACAATTGCGGACACGAATGCAGTTTCCATGGTGGAGTTAAAAGACCAGATTATAAGCGCATCTACAGAACTCGGTGTTGCCGCTTCTGATATCTCTGACGTGTCTTATGATGCTATTTCTGCATCTGTCGATACTGCAAAAGCTGTCGGTGTCACATCAGATGCGGCAAAGCTGGCAACCGCAGGATTTACGGACACATCAAGTGCCCTGTCGGTTCTTACAACCGCCATGAATGCTTATAATATATCGGCAGATGAATTGTCTGGCATTTCTGACTCACTGATCCAGACACAGAACTTAGGTGTTTTAACGATTAACAGTCTGGCATCTTCAATGGGTAAAGCAATCGCCACGGCCTCGGCTTATTCCATTGATATTTATAATCTGGAATCTGGATATATCGCTTTGACAAAATCCGGTATTTCCGCAGAAGAATCAACCACATACATGGCTTCGATGTTCTCAGAGCTTGGTGATGCTGGTTCTGATGTTGCCGGAATTATTACAGAAAAAACCGGAAAGTCCTTCGGTGAACTGATGCAGTCCGGCTATAATCTCGGTCAGGTATTGAATATTTTATCTGAAAGCGTGGACGGAAATGCAGAAGCAATGATGAACCTGTGGGGCAGTCAGGAAGCCGGAAAAGCGGCAAATGCAATTGTAAACAGGGGATTGAAAGAATTTGAACAGAATCTTGATTCTGTAAAAAATTCTACTGGGGCTACACAGAAAGCTTTTGACAAAATGGCTGATACATCGGAATTTGCTTCTAAAAAAATGAAGGTTTCTATGCAAAATTTGAAGATCGCAATCGGTGACGAGTTGCAGCCGGAAATGGAACGACTTTATTCTGCAGGTACAGATGTCACGGAATGGGCGATAGATTTTGTGAAGGAAAACCCAGCGGTAGTTGATGCGATTGCAGCACTAGCGGTTGGAATCGGAACTTTTGCAACCGGGTTAGCTGTTGCAAAAGTTGGAATGATCGCATTTAATGCCGTAATGAACGCAAACCCGATTGTCTTATGTACAACGGCTGTCATTGGTCTGACCGTAGCAATGACAGCATTACTCGATCATCAGAACGAGTATGTTGAGAACACAAAGGCAGCAGTGGAGGAGCAGCAGAAAAATATTGATTCTTTACATGAAGAAATCGAAGCGAGAAAAGCTTCTAACAGTGAGACAGAAGCCACTGTTGCAACCATCAGTTCGCTGAAATCACAGCTTATTGACCTTAATGGAAAAGAAAAATTAAGTAATCAGGACAAAGCTGAAATGGTTTCGATCGTTGCCCAGTTAAATGAACTTCTGCCAGACATGAACCTCTCCATAAATGAACAGACCGGCTATCTGGAGCAGAACAATTCTGAGTTAGAAGATTTGATTGAAAATCAGACGGAATATCTGGAGTTACAGGCAGCGCAAGAGGAGCAGGCGGAAATTATCAAGCAGATAACGAAAGCTAAGATCAATTTAAACAAAGCGACCTCCGAGCAGGCAGAACTGGAATCAGATCTTGCGGAAAAACAGGCAGAATATAATCAGGGGATGATTGAGGGTACAATCCCGGCTTATGGTGACCTTTATCAGGAAATTGCTGAAGCTCAAAAAGCTGTTGCTGAATATGACGATCAGATTACAGAATCGCAAGCAATACTGGATGATTTACAGGGCGATTATGAAGTCGCAACCGATATGATCAATCAGTATAAAGAATCCATGAATCAGGCATCTGATGCAGTAAATAGCACGAATGCAAATACGATCGAATATGGTTCTAAAACCTACGAGGTTTCGGAGGAAGTGAAGGCTTCCTTTGATGAGATAAATGCTGCTTATCGAATGGCAAGTGAAGAGGCATTATCATCTATTTCCAGCCAGGTATCTTTGTTTGATGAATTATCAAGCAAATCAGATATGACAGTACAGCAGATGTCGGAAAATCTGCAAAGTCAGACAGATACGTTTAATCAGTATTCGGAAGATTTGAAAACTGCATCGCAATTGATGAAGGAAGATACGACCGGAAGCTTTTCAACGATCGTCCAGTCTATCATGGACATGGGAGTGGAAGGTGCTGGATATCTTCATGAATTGGTCACGGCAGCAGAGGATTCCACGGAATCATTTGATGAAGTCATGAATTCATTCGCAGAAATGGAGGAAGCGAGGCAGACGTTAGCTGACACGATGGGCGATATTAACGTGGGATATTCTGACGCAGTCGATCAGATGATCGCTAGTACAAGTGACGGACTGGACAGTATCAGCAATGCATTTGTTGATAAAAGTCCAGAAATGCGCGTGTCGTCCGCTTATATGTGCGATCAGATTTATGATCAGATGAAAACATCAATCGGAATGACGGATGATGGAAGTTCCATTGTTTTTCAGGGTACAGGAAACTCAATTGCAAAAGGTGTTGCCGATGGTATTACTGCCGGACAGCCTACGATTAATACTGCTTTACAGCGAGCAATTGATAATGCTGTCGCAAATGCAAATTTTAGCGGAATTTCTGCAAGAATAGACAGGATATTAGGGGATCAGCTGAAATGATAAGAGAATTTAGTTTAAAAAACGCAATTGGTAACACATGGAATCTGAACGATTTAGGTTCGTTTTTTACAGAGCCAGACGGCCTCGGATTTGAATATGACGTTGATTATCAGCAGATAGGTAATATTTTTATTAAACTTCAGGATGATATGAAGCAGAAAGAGCCATCTGGACAGATTAAGTTTTCTTCCTATGAAAAATACAGAGAATTTTGCCTTTTTATCCAGCACAAACCGCTTGTGATGGAATACACAACTCCGGCCGGAAGCTTTTTTATGGATGTAAGCATTGATAAACTTGAAAAAAGCGAACTTGAAACAGGCGGACTGTTCTGTGACATTAAATTGCTGGGATTATCCACGTTTTATAAAATTGTTCGAGCTGAAAACGATGGAAGCATTGTAGCAGGTAAAATTTATCCGTATTCTTATAATTACCGCTATTCAGATTATTCTCAGGGAGCGGTTGAATTTGAATGTGACAGCGTTTTAGAATCTGCCGTAAAACTCACGATTCTGGGACCGTGTACTAATCCGTCATGGACACATTATCTGAATGGTGTCGTGACAAGTGTAGGCAAGGTGAATTGCACGATAAAAGATGGAAACAGATTGATTGTTGACAACACAAAAATACCATTTGAAATTGCCGAATATGATTCCACAGGTACATTTGTTCAAAATCTTTATCAGAGCAGCGATTTCTCCACGGACAGATTTATTACACTTGGTTTCGGCACAAATAAAATCAGCTTTGCGCACGAAGGCGAAAATGCGATTGCATTGATTGCGGAGGGAAAAATCATTTATGAGTCTGTATAATATTGAAATTTTTAATGATCATTTTGAGTACATCTCATCATATCAGCTACAGAATGTAGAAGGCTATGAATACGATTATATTTCGTACTCGAAAAGCAAGCTGGAAATACCGGAGATTACTGCATCAAAAGGGGATTATGTACGAATTACCTCAAAGGATTTGAATATTGTTGGAATCGTAAACGGATGTACTGACATGGGATTTTATTACGAGCTTGAATTTACTCCATTTTTGGAAAAATTGGATGTCAACGTACATTACAACAGAAGTCTGCTTTCCACACAAAGTCTTGAACAATGGATTGCCGGAATCATCACAGACACTTTTGTCTCAAATTCTGATTTGGAACAAAACATATATGGTTTTGAGGTAAAATACTCCTCGGAGACATATAATGCGCTGATGGATCTGGAAGAGAATATAGGAAATCTTTATGAGATTTTACAGAAAGCACTAATTAATTACAATGTGGTGGTCACATTTAGCATTGATGTACAGAAAAAGAAAATCATAGCGGATGTGTCAGTTTTATCACAGGGTGTATTTTACATTGAATCTGATTTACCGAACATCCTTGATAAAGAATTCAATTTCAAAAAGTCTGATTCGTCTTACAACAAAATGACGGTATACAATGAGCTTAATGAGGCAGAATACGAGACTTTTTACTTACAGACGGATGGTGTAATTACAAATGCTCCTGCCGCTTCCAAGCGTGTCACACCTGTGATTTTTACAAACGTTTTTATCAAGCACGAAAATGATGATAAAGAGACGTTCCACGATTCCGCATATGATAAGGCTTTTAACAAATTGTCGGCTGAAAAGTATGATAATCTCATCGAAATTGAATGTGAGATAAATGACTGGCTTATTGATCCACTGAATTTATCTATCGGGCAGGACACTGTTATTATCCGGGATGGCGTGAGTTATTCTACCATGCTTACCGGATTTTCCATAAAAGATACCGTCAAATTAATGTTCGGGACAGTACGGCTCGAACTCACGAAAAAGCTTAACAGGAGGTTGAAATCATGAGTATTTCCATGAAACGCTACAACGACACAATTATTACACCAAAGGACGACAGAATTCTTTTTGACCAGATCTTTGACGACTATGGTTTGATTTACGGCGGATCTGCCACTATGGCGGCATCAAATAAAATCCATGTAGGCGCTGCCAGAGGATTTATAAAGGGAACAGAAGTCATTATTGAAGCAGAGGACATTGCAGTAAATCTCTCTGATTCCGGCACCAAGAATGGACGGCTTAAGATTGTCATGGACTTAGCCGATACTGATACACCAATTAAATTTGAATCAGAAGTTGCCGCATCGTTCCCGGCACTGGAGCAGGATGCGAACATTAACTATGATAACGGTCGCTATGAGGTTGTTTTTGCCACATACAAAGCGACAGAAACGACAATCTCTAGCGTGACTCTCGTTATGCCAACTATGCAATCGGTCAAAGCAAAAATTCAGGGCATAAACCAGAGTTTAACTAAGATATATCCTACAGAATATCTCGACATAACGAGTTCATTC